TTAGATTATACTCCTGCGCTTAACACTGACATTAACGTTGACGATACTGGTAATACTTTTGCTGGTGTTCTAAACGGTAGAGTTAAAGTTTATATCGACCCATATGCTGGTGTTGATTACTTGACTGTCGGTTACAGAGGGTCTAACCCTTATGACGCTGGACTTTTCTATTGCCCATACGTTCCATTACAAATGGTTCGTGCCGTTGGTGAGAATACTTTCCAACCAAAAATTGGTTTCAAAACTAGATACGGAATGGTATCTAACCCATTCGTAGGTTCTACACCTGCTAATGGTCTAGCTTCTGCTGGTACAAACCAATACTACAGAAAGTTCGCAGTATCTAACATTCTATAAAGAATAGTTACTCAACCGAAATTAAAAACCCCAGTTCGCTGGGGTTTTTTTTGTTCTAAATAAAAGTGATACAAATCATTCGTGCAGGACGGTAGTATCTAAAACCCCACTTCGGTGGGGTTTTTCTTTTTTGTGTCTCAATTGTGACAGTTGTGTGACACTTTCGTGTCTATATACTATATGGCGTATATAAAACAAATAAACAAAAGATTTCATAAATTTATGAAGTGCGGTAGACTACCCAAGGTTATCAAACTAGCAGGACTCAGTGAGTTAAAGTTAGAATCAGAACAGTCTTAGAAATTACCTAAATAGGTATATGACTACGATTAACAAATCTATACTTCAAAAGAACAACTTTAGACTTCTCATCGATAAAGTTCCAACGGTGGAATACTTCGTGCGTACTGCAAATATTCCTGGCATATCATTCAGTGAGACTGCTGTACCAGCAGGTATAGGACTGGACGCATATTTTCCAGGCGATAAAGTTGAATTTGAAAAGTTATCTGTATCGTTTTTGGTAGACGAAGATTTACAGAACTTCAAAGAAGTATATGATTGGATGGATTCTATTGTACCTATACAAGACCCGTCTAAGTACAAAACACTTGTTGGTACAACTGCAACAGCAACAAACCAGTTTTCAAGTGCAGGTAATGACCTAAGTCAATATAGCATGATTACACTCGTACTAAATACAAATAAGAATATACCAAACAGATTCTTTAAATTTTATGACGCATTTCCAACGTCACTAAGTGGATTGGAACTTGCATCAGGAGAGAGTGGTGAAGCTGTAATATGTACAGTAGACTTTAGATTTACTTATTATGAGATAGGAACCACTAGTTAAAAACACATTTTCGTGATATAATTATAGTATGAACTTAGAAGAGCTACGCAAAGAGTGGGCTAAGGATTGTGAAGTTGACGATATCGAACTAGATAAATCGTCTCTAGAAGTCCCCAAACTACACGCAAAATATCAAGAATTCTTGACCGATAATATATTGGTTCTCAAGAACTTAGAATTCCAATACAATATCCTGCTTAAAAATAAGTGGTTATGGTATAACGGAAAGATGTCTGAGGAACAAATAAAAGAACTTGGTTGGGAAGACGACCCCTTTGACGGTCTCAAAGTCATGAAGAATGATATGCAGATATGGTATAACGCTGACCAAGACTTACAAAGAATGAATGGTAAAGTGGAGTATCAAAAAATCGTTATCAACTTCTTGAAAGAGTGTATGCAAAATATCACTTGGAGACACCAAACGATTAAGAATACAATCGACTGGCGAAAGTTTATGGCGGGACAATGATACTCAATAATTATATGTTTACAGCACCTGAATTCTTTACTAGAGAAGAAGTTGCACAAATACATCAACATGCCAAAGGAATTCCATTAGATTTAGGACGTACAGGAAACGGACAAATGAATGACCCTGATAGGGCACCTGACTCAGTAGACATGTCCGTGGCAGCTGAAATAAGACAATCAAAGGTAAAATGGTTTCTTGGTCAAGACCCAAGGTATAGAATGCCTGACAATATCATGGAAAAGATTAATGAGATTGTTGCCCAAGGAATGGACGAGTGTGGTTGGAACTTCAATTTATCTTGGATAGAAAACTTTCAATACACAATCTACGACTACGAACCTGATTTACCTACAGGTGATTTCTATACATGGCATACAGACCATGGTGGTGAGTCAATCATGAGTATGGAAGGAATGCCAGAACACAGAAAGATTAGTATGACTATACAATTATCTGACCCTTTAGATTATGAAGGTGGTAAGTTTCAATGGTTAGAACCAAATCCACAGTTTGATAAAATTAAGTTTGGTGATAAAAAACTTGATATCGATAAAGCAGTAAGAACTTTACCATTCAGTGCACAAGCAATCGGTTCAATATGTTTATTTCCAAGTTGGTTATATCACCAAGTCACACCAGTAACGAGAGGAACTAGAGTATCAATAGTAGGTTGGTACAACGGCCCAGCATGGACTTAAAAATTTCTAAAGTCAATGAAGTCTTTATGAAGATTTCGTGTGACGACTCAATCGCTAAAGACTTGCACGATTACTTTTCATTTAAAGTACCTAACGCAAAATTTATGCCTTCCTATAAAAATAGACGTTGGGACGGTAAAGTATATCTGTTCAGTATCAAGACACACAAAATCTATATTGGATTACTTCCATACATTGCTGAGTTCTGTGAAGAAAGACAATACAAGTATTCGGTAGAAGAAGACGTTATTACTAAGAATGAAATTACCGAAGACGAATACAATAAGTTTATAGACCAATTAAACCTACCGTTTGAACCTAGAGATTATCAAAAGGAAGCATTTCTAAAGAGTATCGAATACGGAAGAAAGTTACTAGTATCACCGACTGCGAGTGGTAAGTCATTAATCATTTATTTACTTGCACGTTATTATAATAAAAAAACAATTGTCATTGTACCTACTACTTCTTTGGTAGAACAAATGACAAAAGATTTTCAGGAGTATGGATATGATAAAGAAATTTGCAAAATATACAGCGGGCAACCTGTATTCGATTCAGACATTACGATTACAACTTGGCAGTCTTTATCTAAAGCACCTACTGACGTTCTTGCGAAGTTTGAAGTTGTTGTCGGAGACGAAGCCCACCTCTTCAAAGCAAACGTCCTCAAAGGAATCCTCGAAAAAATGAGAAGTACCGCAGTACGTTTTGGTACTACAGGTACGTTAGACGGTACAGAAGTCCACAGGCTACAGTTAGAAGGACTCTTTGGGCCAGCGACTAAGGTTATATCAACTTTCGACCTTATTGAGGAAGGTACAATTGCAAGTATAGACATTGACGTTATCATATTGGAACATGAGAAAACTGCTAAGTTAAAGTATCAGGACGAAATGGATTACTTAGTAGGGAATCAAAAGAGAAATGATTTCATATGTAATCTTGTTTACTCACTAAAAGGGAACACACTTTGTTTGTTTCAGTATGTAGAAAAACATGGATTTGTTTTATACACATTAATGAAAGAAAGAATAGATAATCTTCATTATGTTTATGGTGGAACTGATACAAAAGATAGAGAAGAGATTAGAGGATTGGTAGAGAAACAAGATGACGCCTGTATTCTTGCGTCATATGGCACCTTCAGCACTGGTGTTAATATAAAGAAGATAGATAACATAATTTTTGCTTCGCCTTCTAAATCTAGAATACGTAACTTACAATCCATTGGACGTGGATTGAGAAAGGGTAATGGTAAAGAAAATCTAAGACTATTTGATATCGCAGACGATTTGTGGGGAGACAACTACACATTACGTCACTTAAAAGACCGTATAAATATTTACAACGAGGAACAATTTCCTTATAACATTAAACAATTTAAATTATGAACCAACTAAATATAGATATGGATAACGTAACATCTTTAGCACCAAACAAGTATGAGGTAATCAAACTCAAGACTGGTTTAGATATAGTCGGAATGGTAAGAGATTCACAGGAAGGTATACACATTACACTTCCTATGATATGTCAATTACAATTGACTCAAACTAATGATACCCTATCAACGTTTATTCCTTATGCACCTCTCAGTGCAGAACCGACTTTATTCATTCCCGACAATCACATTGTACATAGGAATAAACTTAACGAGCAATTCGTTAAATACTATGACAATGCATCTGCTAGGTGGTTAGAAATGGTTGAGAACGGAACCATACCAGTTAAGTCAGGAAAAGAATATCAAGACGATATAAAAGCATATGTGGATAGAGCAATGCAGAGTATCATGGACGCAACTGGAGGCCCAATCACACCCGAAGAACTCAGGAGATTGGAAATATTGGAAGATGAAGATTTTGATTTAGAAACAGAGTATGAACAACATCTGATTACTAAAGGCAAAAAGATTCTTCACTAATGGCAATTTGGTATTTAAATATGTTACAAGAAGACGAACAAGGTATGAAACAGTTCGACCATTTGTTACACCAGTATTGGAGTGACGATAAGTCGAAAAAGGCAGAGGTATATGTAACTGACCAAGGGTATGGTTGCAGGTATTACGAAGACCATATGTGGAAGAAGGATATCGTGTATAAGAATCATTCTGAATCATATGCAGAGTCAGCTGCTGAGAATTATGTCTTAGGAATTTTACAGTTATAAATAAAACGGATTGATATAACATTCAGTTATATTGTTTCATTAACCCTGTTTATATGGAGAAACCATGACCACAATTGCATACGCAATGAAGAGCATGGTGCGAAAGGTTGACGGACTAAGAGAAAATGGCATTTATTGCCGATTCTGCGATGCAGTGCAAATGGTCACACTAATGACTCTTCCAATAGCGATACCTTTTATAATAATGTATCTTACGATACTACAGTATAGATTGTAATCATTATATAAGCTAGCTTGTCGGGGCGACATAGTTAGGATATCAGATAGAAATGATTCTGTCTAGATACTTTTTACATTAAATTATTATGAGTAAACGAAAAATCTTAGATTCTTGGAAAAGACCAATAGAAGTAGAGGACTCCGATTCCGATATAATTCCTGAACAGTTAAAGTTCCAATTCCAACCTAGAGACGCTACACCTGAACAGATTGCTAAATGGCAAGAGACGGAAGGTAAATGGTGGGCGGATAGAGCTTTATTGTTTGTTGCAATTGCGTCAGTGATACAGTTTTCTGCAATGGGTATGATGTTGTTATCCTTTTATCTGATACAACTTTCAGTTGGATAAATACTAAAAACCCTCTTACATATTAGTAAGTATTAACATATAATAGATACATGACTAAAAAAACCACTGATAAGAAACAAGCGGAACATTACGTAAATAACAAAGAGTTTACAGCTGCCGTTGCGGAGTACAATGCGTCCGTTAAACTTGCAGAAGAAAAAGGTAAACAACCACCACGTATGACAGAATATATTGGTGAGTGTATTTACAAGATTGCAACCCGTTTGTCCACACGTCCAAATTTCATTAACTATACCTATAGAGATGAAATGATTTGTGACGCTATAGAAAACTGTCTACAGTATATAAACAACTTCAACGTTGAAAAATCTAACAATGCATTCGCATACGTTACACAAATTTGTTACTATGCATTCCTAAGACGTATTCAAAAAGAAAAGAAACAAGTCTTTATCAAGCAAAAACAGATAGAAGAAGCGGGTATTACAATGGACGCTTATACTACTATTGACGGTTCTCATGACCCTACATTTGTAAATACAAACGTAGAATGGATGCAGGAACACATGAACCACGTGGAATATGAACCACGTAAAAGTAAAAAGAAGTCAGGTAAAGCAAAAGCAAATCTTGACCAAGACTTGAGCAAAAACAACACTTAATGAAAATAGCTATTTTGAATGACACACATTGCGGTGTCAGGAACGATATGGTTGAAATGTCTGATTATCAGGGACGTTTCTATAAAGAGATATTCTTTCCATATCTAGACCAACACGATATCAAACATATCATTCATATGGGTGATTATTTTGATAGACGAAAATTCATAAACTTTGCGTCCATGCAAAGAAACATTGAGCACTTTGTAAAACCTATGATAGAAAGAGGTATTACAATGGACTTGATAATAGGTAACCATGATACCTATTATAAGAACACTAACGAAGTAAACTCACCTGCCTTATTACTATACGGTCAACCTAATATCACTGTACATGAAGAACCTGTAGTTAAAGAATATGACGGTTTAGATGTTGCACTTGTTCCATGGATTAATAATGAAAACTATGCAGACAATATAGAGTTCTTTCAATCCGCACCAGCACCAATCTGTATGGGACACTTTGAAATAGAAGGTGCCATGATGAATCCTGCAATGGTATGTTCACACGGATTAAACCCAAGTTACTTGAAGAGATTTGAAAAAGTTTACAGTGGTCACTTCCACCACAAAACAGACGTAGAGAATATACGCTACGTAGGTTCACAAATGCAATTCACTTGGTCAGATTTTGGAGACGAAAAATATTTCCATATCTTTGATACTGATACAAGAGAAATGTTACCTGTGCATAATCCACTAACAATGTTTGAAAAGGCATTCTATAATGATACCGAAGAATCTTTTGAATCGATTGCTAATGACGATTATGAAAAGTACAGAGGAAAGTTTGTAAAGGTAATCGTAATAGAAAAGGAGAACCCATATTGGTTTGATACATTCCTAGACAAACTTCATGGTGTCAATCCGTTACACGTATCAGTTGTAGACGATAACAAACACATGGACTTCTTTGATGATGAAGAAATAGAAAATGTTGAAGACACATTGACTATCTTATCAAAGTACGTTGAAGGTCTAGAGATACAAGGTAAGAAAAAAGAACTAGACAAAATAATGAAGTCACTGTACCATGAAGCATTGGAAGAACATAACTTTTTATGATAAATTTTAAAAAAGTAAGATACAAAAATCTATTATCAAGTGGTAACAAGTTTACCGAAATACGATTAGACAAACACCAAACGACTCTTATATTAGGTGAGAACGGCAGTGGTAAGTCTACACTTCTTGACGCTTTATGTTTTGGATTGTATGGACGTGGGTTTCGTAATCTAAAGAAAGATTTACTTATCAATAGTATCAACGAGAAAGGTCTAGAAGTAGAGATTGAATTCTCTATTGGTACAAAACAATACAAGGTAATCCGTGGTGCAAAACCAAACAAGTTTGAATTATATCTTGATGACGTAATGCTTAATCAAGACGCAAACGTAAGAGACTACCAAGAACACTTAGAAAAACAAATTCTGAAAATGAGTTTCCGCTCATTTACACAGGTCGCAATATTAGGTTCTGCTAACTTTACTCCGTTCATGCAGTTGAAAGCAAAGGACAGAAGAAACTTAGTGGAAGACCTATTGGATATCTCTATATTCTCTACTATGCAAGACATACTAAGGAAAAGGATATCAACACATCAAAATGAAATCACTGAGACTAGTCATGAAATCAATATTATGGAAGAGAGGATTCATGGATTGAATGAGCAACTTAATGTACTACGTGAAAACCGAGAGAGTAAAATCTTAAAGTATGAATCCACAGTAGGGGAAACCCAAGATAACATTAATCAACTCATGGAGAACATAGATGAAAAGACGCAAGATGTGGTGGCGCAAGCACGACTTATCGAGGATAAAGATACTAAAGAAAATAAACTCACAGAACTTATGGACTTGGAACGACAACTCGAAACGGCTCGTAAGAAAACAATTAGAGAAATCAAATTCTACGAAGACAATGACGAATGTCCCACCTGCGAGCAGTCCTTAGATGAAACGCACAAGAAAGAACACATTGAACAGAAGGAGACTAAGAAGACGGAGTTGTCAACTGCTATCGAAGAAATTGAAAAACAAATCGGAGAGTGTTCAAGAAGACTTGAAGAAATAAGAGAAATTCAATCTAAGATAGAAGAGATACAGAAAAAAATAAGTCTCTTACAAACAGAAGTAGTATCCAATCAAAAGTATATTACTAAACTGCAAAAAGAAATCGAAGACCTAAAAGGTGAAGCAACTGCAGGTTCAGATGCAGAAGATAAAATTGTAGATTCAGAAGATAAACTCGAAGTTCTTTTACAGAAGAAAGAAACACAAACAGAAACTTCTCACTACTATGATATCGCTTCAACACTTCTTAGAGACCAAGGTGTAAAACAAAAGATTATCAAACAGTATGTTCCTATTATGAACAAACTAATCAACAAATATCTAGCACAACTAGAGTTCTATGTTGGTTTTGAGATTGACGAATCTTTTGAAGAAACAATCAAATCTAGATTCAGAGACGTATTCAAATACGATAATTTCTCTCAGGGTGAAAAGATGAGAATTGACTTATCATTACTATTCACTTGGAGAAGTATTGCAAGAATGAAAAATAGTGTTAACACTAATTTACTTATTCTTGACGAAGTATTTGATAGTAGTTTAGATAGTGCTGGTACAGACGACTTCTTAAAACTATTGAATGGTATGCCTGAAAGAACAAACGCATTTATCATATCTCATAAAGGGGACGCATTGTATGATAAGTTCAATGACGTACTACGTTTTGAGAAATATAAGAACTTTTCAAGGGTTATGGAGTGATAAATAAACGATGCAAATATTAAAAACAGAAACACCCAAAGAAGTACGAGACTTTCCAGCGAAAGAAGAACTAAACCCTACAGACGTTGTAGAGATATTCCAAACACCTTTAACAGGTTCTTACAATTGGGACTACACAGTCCAAGATAATCGTATCAAAAAACTATACGAACTAGGTAAGAAGTTAAATTGGAATGTAGAAGTTGACGTTGATTGGTCACCGCCATTCAAACCAATGACATCTGAGTTCTTTGAATTCCAAGACAATCAATGGAAGAATCACGAACAATACAAAACATTAACCCAAGAAGAAAAGGAAGAATTTCACCAAGATTTAAATTCATGGTCAGTAAGTCAATTCCTTCATGGAGAACAAGGTGCATTATTAGTTGCGTCACAATTAGCCAGTTGTGCACCCACATTCAATGCAAAACTCTATGCAGCTTCTCAGACATTTGACGAAGCACGACATGTCGAAGCTTTTAACAAATATCTACAGACAAGACTCAAACGTTCATGGCCAATTGGCAGAAGTCTAAAAGGATTACTTGATAAAATTTTAACTGACCCACGTTGGGATTTAAAATTTATAGGTATGCAAGTTGTCATTGAAGGTTTAGCATTAGCCGCTTTTCAAGCAAGTCGAGAAACAAGTACCGACCCTGTATACAAAGAAATGATAGGACTTATCATTAGGGACGAAGCAAGACATGTAACTTTTGGTATCAACTATCTAACTGATTTTGTCCAAACACTTTCAGAAGAAGAACAAATAGACAGGGCAAACTTTGCCTTGGAAGCATGTACTGTAAGTAGAAATAGACTTAAACCAACTGCTGTATGGGAAAAGTATGGATTTGACGTTGATTATACATTAGACTACGAAAAACATAATATCTTTACCTCACAATTCCAAGACATACTATTTACTAGAATCATGCCAAACCTTAAAAAGATTGGACTACTGCGTGAAGAACTTATACCTGAATACGAAAAGTTAGGTGTTATGGGATACGCAGAAGGTGACAGTGATTATGAAACAAGTTGGGAAGAATTATCGAAACCACTTAAGTGAAAATATAAATAGTATTATGAAGTCTTTCTCACAATTCACAGACAAAATTACCGTAACGAATCCTAAGCATGTGATTCGTGAGTTAACTGTGTCACCACACTACAAAAACAGAAACGGATTCAATCCTTATTATGTTCTAGACATAGACGATAAAGATGTCAAAGCAACAGTAGGTGCAGGAAAGATACTTTATAAATCAGTAGAGAATCCTACAGGTGAACTTCTCAAAAAATTAGGTAATGGTAAATACTATTTTCAAGTAGAACTAGACGGTTCTGATACTCCGTATTACATTCAATCAACTAAAGCAAAAGTCAAAGCACACTTTGGAAGTAAGAGTAGAAAGGATTCAACTGCTTCTTCCAACGTGAATGAATTACTAACCGTACACTTCTTAATACACCCCGACCAAATTCAAAATCAATTTGACTTTGAGAAATGGGTTGCAGGACAAAGTGGCGGAACAGGAGTTCTTGCAGGTTCAGGAAAAGAAGTCACCTATGAAGACATAGTTATGTTATTAGATAAAGACGAAACTTCATTGAGAGATATTCTAATCGGAATGAACAATGCAAAAGCAGTTGCAAAAGATTTAAAAGGAAGGTCAATCAAAAATGTATATTGGGTTCCAAGAGGTAAACCTGCAGGGATAGGTGGTAAGAATCCTTCGGACGTTATCGTTCAAACTGCAGACGGATATCAAGGATACTCTAACAAGATATCAGGTGGTGCAGACGCTACACCTAAAATCAATACAAACTTAGTTGCATTCTATTCTAAAGTAGGAGATAAGGGACAACTTGGTAGAATTAAATCTATGATTGATAACGCATGGGTCAAAGCGACTTCCATGATAGACCCCAAATATAAGAATGCTCACAAAGCAATCAACTCATTTAATATCAAGAAAGAAAAGTATAGTGAGTCCTCTTCACAAAGAGCATTCGCTACAATAGCAAAAGAATTCCAAAAAGATAAATTAGATTTCTATTCAAAAGATTTCTATTGGCCTTTTAGGAATGCTTTACTAGACGACTTTTCAAAATATGTTTCTTCACCAAGAAACCTACTATACTTTTTGAATACTATAGGTTACTATACATATGACGACCCTAATTCAACACCATGTCCATATAAACTATTGATAGGTAGTGAGAAGGGTTCAACAATTAAAGACGTTAGTGGAGACGACAGTTTTAGACAAATGTTAATGTCAGATAATGCTAGTGATTTTAGTAAAATAAAATCTTCGTATGACGGTAAACAACAAACGTTTAAGTTGTCTTGGCATTATAAACCTTTAAAGATTGACGCAACCATGCCAGTTGTTTTAAGAACTAGACAAGCAGGGGGTTGGTCAGGTAAATCTTTATATGTAACCAGTAGTGGAATAAAATAATATGTATGAACTAGTTGAAGAGGCCGCAAAGGTCTTACGTAATCCTACTGAAAAGTTTGATTTCGATAATCCGCAAACAGACCCAAAAGAATTACAAGCAGGTCTCGTAGAAACCATGGGAAAATATGGTGGACTTGGTTTAAGTGCTAATCAAGTCGGTGTAGACCTGAGTGTTTTTGTTATGCAAACACAGGACGAAGGAATCGTTGCATTTTTCAATCCTGAGTTAGTTCAGATATCTCAAGAAACAGAAATGATGAAGGAAGGTTGTCTTTCTTTTCCCGACATATATATTATGCTCAAGCGACCAAAAGTAGTTGTAATGGACTACCAAACAGTTGACGGTGAAAAACGTTCAATAAAGTTAGAAGGATTGGGTGCAAGGTGTGTGCAACATGAAATAGACCACTTAAATGGTATTATATTTTTACAACGTGCATCACAATTAAAAATAGAACGTGCTCTAAAATCAAGACCAAAAGAAAGAGCAAAGAGATTAGAATATGAACAACGCAGAGCAATCGCAGAAGCCCTACGAACCGCAAATGCTGAAAAATCTGTTGACTCCGAACGAGTGCCAACAGATAATACACTTTCACAAAACGCATCATAACTTAAGAACCGTAGGAAACGGTGCTGGTTACAAGGGTATAAGATTTTGTCATGTCCAAACACAATGGGTACGAACTCTAATAGATAGAGTTTGGATACGATTAGTTGCTCAAGTTTATAAAACCCAAGGTAAAATTGTTTATCCCGAAATGATTGGAATCAATGAATGGGTTATTGGTGGATATCAAGACCCACATTTAGATACTTACTCTACGCAGTCAGAACACTTACCAAACTTTGACCCCAACGAAAAACAAAGAGAGTGGACTTGTATTTTATATTTAAATGATAATTTCTCAGGTGGTGAAACTTATGTACCTAACGGAGAAACTTTTGTTCCTGAAACAGGTGCAGGATTATTGTTTCAAGGCATTTACATAGAACATGGTGTAAACAAGATACGAAGAAACCAACGACATACTCTTTCATTTTGGTTTTCCGATAATCAAGATAGGTGTATGCCTTTTCACGCAATTACTGATTTAACACAGAATGAAGAAACATTGAGATTATGATTGATTTTAATTTCATAACAATTCCCGAAGTAATAACATCAGAAGAAGCAAAAGAATTAATCCATTTTCATAAAACACATAAACACTTATGTTCAGAAGATAACAATTCTCAGTATGACGGCAGAAAAATACAAATAGAAAATATCAAAACTCAATGGATTCGTGAAATCGTAAGAAGACTTGAGTACATGGTAATAAGTGAAGTAGGACAATATGGGTCTAAAGTCTTTCCTGAACAAGCAGAGATTATGTGTCAACCAATCGGTTCTGAGATTACACCTCATACAGACGTATACGATTCTCAAGAAACAGGAGAACAGGTTATTCCCAAATCAGAATGGGCGGCTGTATTGTACCTTAATGATTCAGAAGACGATTATAAAGGGGGTAAACTAAGATTCACACCATGTGAATCGATACCTATGGGGTTAGAATACGAGCCCCACGCAAGAGAAATGGTCGTATTCCAAGGAATGAAATTTGAACATTCCGTCACCAAAGTGTACCGTGGAGACAGGTACACCCTACCTATGTGGTTCACCACAGATTTTAGAGATATAAGACCCGAATTCCCAAACCCTTGATTCTAAAGGGAAAATGAGCTGTTGACAATGACATGCCTTTTTTGGTAGCCTATACCTGTAATGAGAAAAAGGAGTTCAAAATGAGCTGTGAATACAGGGAGATGTTCCTTGAAAAATACTTTGAAGAAGGTATAGAGAAAGGAATGTCAGAAGAAGAGGCGGCCGCATACGCTTTGAAATGTGCGGAAGAAATGGAGTAAATGAGCTGTTGACAGTGACAGCACTTTTTTAGTAAGCTAGCCGTATGAATGAGAAACTAACCACACAAAAAGACAACCTTGCGAGACTAATGGCGGGTGAAAATCTGACCGTAGTCCATAAAAGGATACCTACTGCATATTTTGATGTAAAGAATAGGGTTCTTGCATGTCCTATATTTAAGAATGATATCAGTCCTGCTTTATATGACTTGTTTATGGGTCATGAAGTTGGACATGCATTGAACACACCTTATGAAGGTCTTCACAGTGCACTAGAAAAAAACAGAACATTAAAAGGATATCTTAACGTTATTGAGGACGTTAGGATTGAGAAAGCAATCAAGAACAAATACCCTGGCTTGAGACCTCAGTTCTTCAAAGCATACAAAGAGTTGATTCAAAGAGACTTCTTTGGAATCAAGGGTAAAGACGTAAACAAACTTTCACTAATTGATAGAATCAACCTACTTACTAAAGTGGGTTCTACTGCAGGTTGTGAGTTTACGCCAGAAGAATTCAAGTTTGTTGAAATGGCAGAAGCATGTGTAACTTGGGAAGACGTTGTTGTCTGTGCTCAGGCAATCTATGATTGGTCTAAAGAAAACGAACAAAGAACTCAAGAAGACCAAGCGGTCTCTACTCTTCCACAAGATGACTTTGACTTCGATGATGAAGATGAAGAAGAAGGTGAAGAGGGTGAATCAGGTGGATTTGGAGACAATGAAGAAGATGAAGAGGGTGACGATGAGTCACAGGGTTCTTCAAGTGAAGAGGGTGACTCTCTTCCTGACGCTCCTGAAACAGAAGAAGGTGAAGGTGAAGAGAGTGATGAAGAGTCAGAAGAAGAAGAAGGTGGACAAGGTGATATCTCTGCTAAACAAGGTGGTACATCTGCAAACATTCCCGAAGGTTCTCATTCTGATGATGAAGACGGTGCAAGGGAATCAATCACTGAATACAATGCACACAACAATGAAGGTGAGTTTCTAGAAGACGCTCCGATTGTTAGACAAACTATCAATCTCGGAGACTCTAAAATGTTCGGGAAAGATGGCGAAGCAGAACACATGGTTGTGTCTTCTGAGGAAATTGTCAAAGAATTCAAATCTTGGTATGAAGAAGAACATGCAGACATAGGTTTCACTATTGAAGCTGCTAACTTCTCTTACAAGAAAATCGTAGACAAAAACAAATCTCTAATCTCTCACATGGCGAAAGAATTTGAGATGAAACAGAATGCAATGAGAAGCGTTAAAGCGTTTCAAGGTAAGACTGGAAAACTTGATATGAATGCTGTTGCTAAGTATCAAGTTATGGACGATATCTTCAAGAGGGTTACTTACCTTCCTGACGGTAAAAACCATGGTGTCGTAGTTCTTCTTGATTGGAGTGGTTCTATTCATTCTTCCGTCAAAAACTTACTGGAACAATCTTTCATTCTTGCTGAGTTCTGTAAAAAGGTAAACATTCCTTACAAAGTGTATGCTTTCTCTGACCAATGGAAAACTGCTGAAAAAGAATACGGAAGAAGAGATAGTGCTTTACTTGAACTGTTTTCTAATGGTAAAAGTAAAATGACTCAAAAAGAAATGCAAACAGTGTTTGGAATTATCTACAACCAGTACATTACTGCTGAGACTAGAAACTGGAACAAGTCAGAAGAGATTCTTCAAGAATGGTTTGGTAAGTTGTTTGAAGGTAAATCATTTTGGGGTTATGTAAATGGTTTGGACGCCCCATACAAAGTCAGACTTGGTGGAACACCACTTAACAATTCACTTCTTGCAATGAGAAAAATTCTTCCTGAGTTTAGAAATGACAATCAATTAGAGAAACTAATTCTTACAGTAATTACTGACGGGTTTTCTCATGAGAGTGACCACCTAAGAAGTGGTTACGGTATGGAAGGTTTGAAAGACCAATTGAAAGAAGGCGAAGACACTTGGGATATAGAAAAACACACTTACATTGTTGACCCTTATTCAAGAAAAACTTATGAATACAATGTTCCTAGAAAAAATTCTAACTATAGTAGATACGAAAGAAATGACTGGGACAAAACTGCTAACCTGCTTCACTGGTTGCATGAAGAAACTGGTGTCACGGTTACTGGATACTTTGCTCTTGACAGAAAACAAGATTTCTACGGTCTTCACAATGCATGTAATGACTTGAAAAAAGAAATCGAAAACAAGTTCGGATACGATGACGGTTACAGAAAAACTTGGGGTCAAATCAGAAAAGAAGGTTTGGTATTCAAGACTCATGGTTACGGAAAACTTTTTGTTTGCTGTTCCTCGAACTTGAAAACTATCAATGACGAATTGTCAGATGACTTGATAGGTGCTAAGAAATCAACACTGCTATCTAACTTCAAGAAAAACAGAAGTGGCAAAGTTGGTTCAAGATTTTTAACTAATGAATTTATAAAGGAGATTGCATAATGACTTTTGAAGAATTTGTAAAACACATGTTCGTTGAGAACTGTATGGAAAGGAAAGCATGGGGTGAGAAACCTTTTGCTGACGTGAGTGAATATTATTCGTGGGGAACTAACTCAAGTTTCCTCGTAAAACTATGGAGTGAGAAATATGCTTAAGACTAGAGACCCATTGAGGGTAGACCCAATTTACTATATCAACATTGACGGTATGAATCATTCTGCTTTCGCAGACGCTGTTATGGACGTAGGAGACCCGCCCTGCGTAGCGAATGACTGCGATAGGGTATCCAAATGTGCTGAAGAGGGTGTAGAGTGCTTCGCATTCAGGATATGGGTCAATAATGGTGGTGATTTGAACGAAAAACAGGTCAAAAAAATGGGAAAATTACTTCAACCATGCAAATAGCTGTTGACAGTGACATGCATTTTTTGTTAGCCTATACACATGATGAGAAATAAATTAATAACTAAGGAGACTATATGAGCGCATCTTATGATAAAAATGAGTCGATTTCCGTTGACGGTAAATCGTTTCATTACACGCCTGACAGGAAAGAGTTCCTAGAAGGTCTAATAGGTAAGTATCCTAATCAGACTTCCTTTACGAAGGAAGAGATTGAGACACTAGGACACGTACCTTACTGGTTGAACAATACCAAAAGGTATCCGTTCAAAACGTCCACCGACAACGGGACTATCTTCAATCTTGAAGCAGTTGTGAGTGGTTACAATGGTGGTTATGAACCTGAGACAGTGGTTCCTATCGCACCAGTTAAATCTGCCCCGATTCCTGCGGTTGCAAAACCCCAGCAGTCACCAGTCGCAATGAAGACTGAAATGGCAGATATCAACCTCTTGAATGATAATGTAAAAATCATTCCTGAGAAAATGTCTAACTATGTTCCTTTTGGTCACTTTTCTGACGTTAAGAACATAATCAAGTCTGATATTTTCTTTCCAGTATTTGTTACTGGATTGAGTGGTAACGGTAAAACCTTAATGGTTGAACAAGTTTGTGCTCAATTGAAGAAGGAACTTTACAGGGTCAACATTACGATTGAGACTGACGAAGATGATTTAATGGGTGGTCACACTCTTGTCAATGGTAACATTGTCTACAGAGAAGGCCCTGTTATCAAGGCAATGAGAAAAGGCGCTGTCCTTCTTCTTGACGAAGTTGACTTGGGTTCAAACAAGTTGATGTGTCTTCAATCAGTTCTTGAGGGTAAAGGATACCTAATCAAGAAAACTGGTGAGTGGGTTACTCCTGCTAAAGGTTTCACTATTCTTGCTACTGCAAATACCAAAGGACAAGGTTCTGATGACGGTAAGTTTGTAGGGACTCAAATCATGAACGAAGCAATGCTTGAAAGATTTGCGGTCACAATGCAACAGGAATATCCACCTGTAGTGACTGAGAGAAAAATCCTTTCTAAGGAAATGGCTCTAAGTGGTGATGTTGATATGGACTTCTGTGAGAAGTTGGTTGACTGGGCGGACGTTATCAGAAAAACTTTCTATGAAGGTGCGATTGATGATGTTGTGACTACTAGAAGGTTGGTTCACATTGTGAATGCTTTCAGAATGTTTGGTGACAAACTCAAGTCTATTGAGATGTGCATATCTAGGTTCGATGAAGAGACTAGAATGTCTATCCTTGACCTCTACACTAAGATTGACGCTGGTGTTAATCCTTTTGAAGAGGTTGTTGAAGAGGGTTCAGAAGAAAATTCTGAAAACCCTCTAGACGAAGTTGACTTCTAGACATATAATAATGGTATGAGTATTAATTACAAATACAACGAGAGAGAACTCTTAAAGGAGTTCTCTTCGTATATAGACAAGACTTATGACCAACACTATAGTCATAATCAATTTCAGGCGACTGAATTTATTATGGACAGTGGTCATGGTGAGGGATTTTGTATCGGGAACATTATGAAATATGCACAACGATACGGAAAAAAAGATGGGTATAACAGAGCAGACCTTTTGAAAGTAATCCACTATGGATTCCTTGCTCTAAACAATCATGATAGGAGACTAAAAAGTGATGAAGATAAGTAATGAAACTAAGGAAGTTCTAAAGAACTTCTCAACTATAAACTCTGGCATCAAAGTAGGTGCTGGAAACAAATTGGAGACTATCTCTAATATGAAAAATATTCTTGCAGTGGCAACGGTAAATGAATCGTTCCCTCAAGGATTTTCTGTGTATAACCTGCCTGAATTTTTGGGTGCAACGTCTTTATTTGAAGACCCCGACTTTCAATTCAACGATGCAGCTATGACTATTACGGATAACAATTCGTCAATGTCATATTTCTATGCTTCCGAAGGAATGGTAACTTCACCTGAGAAAATGATTACAATGCCAGAGGCAGAAATTGTATTCGATATCAGTAGCACACTATTGAGTGACTTGAACAAAGCGTCAAGTGTTTTGGGTGTTAGTGATTTGGTTCTTGAATCAGACGGTACAAATATATCATTGACCGTCAAGGATAAAAAGAACACGACTACAAACACGTTCAGTAGAATCGTGGGCACTGGAAATGGTGCTTCGTTCTCTATGAACTTTAAGATTGAGAACCTAAAAGTTCTTGCAGGTAACTATACAGTATCTGTATCAAGTAAAGGTATATCCCATTTCAAGAATAAGGATATTGACCTAGAGTATTTTATTGCACTGGAACCTGATTCAAAATATAGTGCCTAAAGGCATATATAATAATGTGTTAGTGTTATGCCAGTCTCTGTAATACTTTCGGGAGTGACCCCTTCTCATCACACAACTAGGGTGGGTCACGCCGTAAAATCGGTGGGGATTTTACAACCTTTTAACGAGACTAAATTATGAACAATGAATTTTTATTTGTAGAGAAGTATCGTCCTCAAAAGATTGACGACTGTATACTTCCAAGTGACCTGTATGCCACATTCAAAGACATAGTAGAAACGGGTGAGATACCTAATCTTATGTTGAATGGTACTGCAGGTTGTGGTAAAACAACTGTAGCGAAGGCACTTTGTAATGAACTAGGTGCAGACTTTATAGTTGTCAACGGTTCTGATGAAGGTAGATTGATTGATACCTTGAGAACCAAAATCAAAAACTTTGCGTCCACCACCAGTTTGTCTGGCGGCCCTAAAGTAGTTATTCTAGACGAAGCAGACTACATTAGTGCCGAATCTGTGCAACCTGCTCTGCGTGGATTCATTGAAGAGTTCAGTTCTAATTGCAGGTTCATTATGACTTGTAATTTCAAGAACAGAATTATCAATCCTTTGCATTCAAGATGTACTGTGATTGACTTCAAGATTCCTAGTAGTGAAAAACCTAGACTTGCAAGTGTGTTCTTAGCAAGACTCATGGAGATATGTACGCTAGAAGAAATCAAGTTCAACAAGGACGTACTTGCTGAACTTATCATGAAATTCTTTCCCGACTTTAGACGTTGTCTAAATGAGGTTCAAAGATATGGTATCGGTGGTGAAATCGATACTGGATTACTTTCTACTCTTGCAGAAGAGAAGATTACGCCATTGATAAATACACTCAAAGAAAAGAAGTGGACTGAAATGCGTAAGTGGGTCGGTGAAAATTCTGACAATGATTTATCTGTAATGTATAGAAAGATTTTTAACGCACTCGAACATAAACTCGAACCTGCCTCAATACCTGCATGTGTTTTAATCATAGCAGACTATCAGTACAAGACTGCATTTGCAGCTGATTCTGAAATTAATTTAGTTGCATGTTTGACCGAGATTATGTCGGAGTGTAAATTTAGGAGTAAGTAATGTTAGGAATGCTAACTGTAGGTGACCAATTCCCGCCTGTAAAATTAAATGGAATTGACGCTAACAATGACTTCGTTGAAGTTCAAATCGCTGAGGGTTATACGCCACTCAAACATGAGTGGACAGTAGTTTACTTTTATCCAAAAGACTTTACTTTTATCTGTCCAACTGAGATTGCTGGTATGGACATATTAGTTGACCATGCAAACGTGATTGGTATTTCAGGTGATAATGAATTCTGTAAGTCTGCTTGGAAACAAGCGAATGGTGTTATTAGAGAAATCAAACACACACTTGCGGCTGATTGTGGACTCAAATTATCTTCTGAACTTGGCATTGTCAATGAAGAACAAGGTGTCTGTAATCGTGCAACATTTATCTTTGATAAAGATAGAGTCATTCAACACGTATCAGTCAATGGATTATCTACTGGTAGAAATGCTCAAGAAGTTCTTAGAACTTTGAAAGCAATTCAAGCTGGTGGATTGACTGGTTGTGAATGGAACGAAGGAGACGATTTCGTTGCATGAGTGAGTTTGATGAAATAGTACAACGTCAACGAGAACTTCTCGAAGCAGAAGAGTGGGCGAAAGGAGTACATACCTTACAAATACATAGGTTGTATTCCATGTTCTATGAAACAGAAGAATCCGAAAAATTTCTCGATAACGGTTATGTTACTGATATTACATATAACAGTGGCGTAACCATAAGAGAACAAAATGGAAAAGAGGTATACAAATTTGGAGAAGAATTGAAAGGTGAAGACCTTGTAGATTCTTTTAGAAGTCACACTGCATGAAGAAAACTAATCCGTTTGATTTTGTTAAATCTGTATCCCATACCAAAAAAGATATTATGGTGGACGATATTGCTGAGAAGCAGTATGCACCATTCATAACTAATAAAGCATTATCCTATCACCAAGACGCAGTTTATTTTGCAAATGAAATGAACATACGTCATGGTGTAGATAACCGCCTTCAATACCTTTTTTATCTAAATATACTAAGGAAAAGACAAAGATTTTCAACTTGGTCTAAACCCTATATTAGTAAAAAGTTAGATACAATCAAGGACTACTATCAAGTAAGTAACTTAAAAGCAAAGGAATATTTGGAAGTTCTTACTGATAAGCAGGTTCGTGAATTGAAAAAAAGAATGACAAAAGGTGGCAAGGATAATGGAAAGTTATGAGAATGAAGTCAAAGACTTAATTGAAGTTACATTCCCCGAAAAAGACGATTTTTTAAAGATACGTGAGACTCTCACTAGGATTGGTGTAGCGTCACGTAAAGAACAAGAGTTATATCAGTCTTGCCATATCCTACACAAACGTGGGAAGTATTACATAACCCACTTCAAAGAACTATTCATACTGGACGGTAAACCTAGTAACCTAGACGAGAATGATATTGGTAGAAGGAATACCATTATCAACCTTCTACAACAATGGAGCCTACTTAAAGTATTGAATCCTGACAGTATCAAAGAACCTACCGCACCTCTATCACAGATTAAAATCATTCCTTTTAAAGAGAAAAAGGAATGGATTCTCACACCTAAATACAATATCGGTAACAATAAAGCACCCGAATAGATAAATATCCCTACAAGGATACATTACATGTTTGGATTTATTTTAACGATTTTAAAGAATATCGTGCTTAAGTTAGCAACAACTGGAGCATTCAACTTTATGATGCCGACTCTACTAAAAGTAGACAAGTGGTGTGAAGAGAAAATTGGATTAGATATTATTAAACAAGAGCAGAGGTGGTTTGAGAAGTATCCACTGCTCAAAAAAAGAATTGAGGTTTTAGAGTCTAAAGTAGAAGACCTTCAATCTCAAAAATAAGGAGAATCTATGTTAAAAGCAAAACTAGATTTAGTAATGAGTTGGGTAAAATCAAGAATCGGAGAACGTACCTCATGGGACGGTGCTACGATTATAGCAATATCAGTGTTAGTGCTCGTAGCTGCACCGATTGTTAAACTATTGGCTTGGCCCGCTTTAGCTTATGGAATTTATACTCTTTGCAAAGAAGAGAATTTAGTGTAATAAATATAATTAAATAATGGAGAATATCATGGAACTATCTACGTGGGTGATACTTTTGATTATCGCAGTACCTGTACTATTCGTTTTAAACGATAAGTATGGTTGGATTGATAGTGCAGTGGGTAAACCACCAGCACCTGCAGAAGAACCAACTTTTAAAGCGCCTTCTGCTAACAAACTTATGAAGTTTACTAAAAAAGAACTTATTGAGTTTGCGGAAAACAACAACATTGTTGTTACACCTTCCAAAACCAAGTCTGAGATTATCAAACAAATCAGAAAAAAATAAGTATTAAGGGTGGAAATTATTCTGCCCTAAATACAACTTCCAACCGTCCATATCTATAAATAGTCGTATGGACATATTTCAATTTTTAAGTGAAGTCGGAATCCCTATCGGGACTGCGGTAGTGATGGCTTTCTTTATCTATCTGACCTTAAAATATATTTTTGAGTCTGTACTGGGTCAGATTTCGTCCACCGAAAACATTATAAGCATGCTCGAAACACGAGCACGTGTTATGAATAATGATATTATTAAAATAGATTTATTAGTAAGTAGTGCATTAGAACTAGCACCACCAATTGACCGTGTTGCTAGAGCAGAAAACTTTGTTGAGGATGGAAGTATAGACGCCAGACGAGACTAAGACCATGGAAAATCTTGCTCAATTAATCGCAGAGTTTGGGTTTCCAGTTGTAATGTCTATGGGTATGGGATACTTCATATGGTATGTTTGGAAATTCATTACCATTGAAGTTAAACCAGCACTCGGACGCATGTTTACAGCAAGTATAAAATTGACTGACCAGCTAAGAATGCTAGACCAAGACATGCTTCGTCTTCAAGAAAAGGTGAACACTGTTTTGGAATATCGTGAGCGCCAAGAACTTTTGCAGGACGCAAAAGAAAAGCAGGCACTCGAAGAGGTAACAAATGAAAAGAAGTAAAATTTTTGGTATAACATTTGCAATGATAACACTATGTGTCATTTCTCCGACAGTACAATCAGACGAACTGGTACATAAATTTAAAAACCCCAGCTTTAGTGGCGTGGGAACTTCTGCCCATTACTTGACAATTGAGAATCAGGAGAAGTCTAGGACAGACAAGATTGCTGAGGACATTAGGGCAGCTCTTTTGAAACAGCAAAGAGAAGCAGAAAATACAGTTTTAGCCAAATTCATAAGGAATTTGGAATCGAGAATCTATGCTCAGCTATCAAAACAGTTAGTTGAAAACATGTTCTCAAACGAAGAAGGTGCAAACTACGGAACGTTTACACTGGAAGGAAATACAATTACTTACGAAAGGAAGAACATATGTACTGATGACGGACTATGTGACGATTGGATTGTAATGACAATTGTCGGTAGTGACGGAACTACAACAACTATTGAAATTCCAATTGGTACTGGGGGTTTTTAGTGAAGAATCTTTTATTAGTTGGAGTGCTCGGACTCTTGCTATCTAGTTGTGCAGGGATACCGCACATGAAAGATTCCTGTACATCTCTGATAATGAATGAGTACGGAGAATGTATTGAAGAGCCTGAAGCAATCAAACTTCCAGCATATGCATTATTATTAGATTTACCAGCCGCTGAGGTTATGCCAGTGGTTGCTGTTTATGGGTTTAAAGACCTAACAGGACAAAGAAAAAGACAAGACGGTGTCGCAACATTTAGTACAGCAGTCAGTCAAGGAGTGACTGCAATGTTGATAGACGCACTCAAAACTGCAGGGGGTGGAAGTTGGTTCCGTGTAGTTGAAAGAGAAGGATTAGATAATCTTGTACGTGAAAGACAAATAGTCAGAAGTACAAGAGAACAATTTCAAGAAGAGGGTGAAAGTAAAGAAACTATTCAACCTCTTTTATTTGCTGGCATCATACTCGAAGGTGGAATTATAGGGTATGATACCAATATGGAAACTGGTGGCCGAGGTGCAAGAACATTAGGGATTGGACACTCGACTGCTTATCGTAGAGATACGATTGTCGTTTCTTTAAGAGCAGTTAGTACACTTACTGGTGAAGTTCTTATGAACGTTCAGACCAAGAAGACTGTACTAAGTGTATCGCAAGGATTCGATGTATTTAAATTTGTAGATATGGATACCCAACTCATTGAAATTGAGGACGGTGTGACAGAGAATGAGTCGGTGACTTTTGCAACGAGGGCTGCTATAGAAGCTGCTGTTCTAGAAATGATTTATCAAGGACACGATAGAAAATACTGGACAATTGACGGCCGACATAGACACCCTCATAAAATAGATGGCGGTAATGAAAGACATGCCATCGAGGAGAATAAAGACGAATATGAAAATGAATAAACTAAAATTATGTTTAGGTTTATTGTTTGCAATGTCTGTAATGCCTCTTTTAGCTGATGACGACAACGAAATATTTTTGCAACAATCAGGTGATACGTTAACATTAACGATTGACCAAGTTGGTTACGGAAATAAATTCGGTGGAACTATAGTAAACGGTCAGGTTGCTACTGATATGATTTTGACAGGTACAACGAATACGTTCAACCTTGACCAAATCGGTAACAGCAACCAACTATTCGGGCCTGTTGTGTTAGATAGTTCTACCATTAATATGGTATTCACTGGTGACAGTAATATCTTTGATTGGAATATAGGCGATACTGGTGATTCTGATAACTCAAACATCAATGTCGCAGTTACAGGTAGCAGTAACACTTGGGATTATGACCAAGGTTATGCCGCTAGTGCTAACTATTTGGATTTTGATTTAACGCTAATAGGAGATTCAAACGATTTCTTTATAGACATAGATTCAGACCAAGCTAAATGGGAAATGGAAATTACTGGTGACAGTAATAACGTTGACACAAAACAACTTGACGCATCTGACCATGAATTAAAAGTGGTTCATACGGGTGATAGTATCAATATGGATATTATTCAACAGTCAGGTACATGTGGAAATAAAACATGCCCAGGCAAGATTGACTTACAGTTGAGTTCTGATAATGCTACAGTTACAATTAACCAAAAAGATACTAACGATTAGTGCTATACTTCTGTCGTATCCCTCTTATGCGGATACGATAGGAGACATAGTCGAACAAACTGGTATTGGAAACATTATCAGAGAAGGTAATAAAATACCCTCTACTGATTTTCCTAGTATAAACCTCTATGACGAGGCGGAAACTGGGAATGGGAGAATGCTAATTGAGTTCTTAGACGAAGAAGAACTTGCATTAACAGAACATACACTGGTCTACATAGACGAAGTATATTATGACCCTAATCCCGACTTATCGAAAATGTCGATGAGAATGGTAATGGGTACAGCTCGTTTTGCCTCAGGTAAACTAGGTAAAATGAATAAATCGAACATTGCGATTTCTACGCCAACTGCTAACATAGCGATTAATGGCACAGATTTTACGACAACCATCGATGAACTCGGGCGAAGTCTTATTATACTTTTGCCTGACGCAAATGGTGACGCATCAGGTTCGATTACAGTTAGTAATGAATCGGGTACAGACGTAGTATTAGAAGAAGCATATCAAGCCACAATGGTATCTACTTTAAATTCATACCCAACTGCACCTGTAGTAATAAACAATATTACATCAAGTTTGATTAATAATATGTTTATTGTGAGTCAACCCAAAGATATTTCTAGGGTGATAGAGGAGTCTGCTACAGAATCAAATGACGGTGGTATCTTGGACGTAGACTTTTTAGAGTTTGACGGTCTTGATGCAGACGCATTGAAAGACTCAGAAGGTGAATTAGAATTTACTGAATTAGATATAGACCTATTAGATGTTGACTTTTTACAGGACTTACTTGATATTGTAGAAGAGTTAGATAGGAAAGTAGGGATAAACAGAACTGCAGACAGTGGTGGAAATACATTTGGAATAGAAGGTACTGCTATAGGTTTTGATAAAGACACGCAGTACAATACAATAGTTGATACAGGAAGTGGATTGGTTACGTTCTATCGTGAAGTAAACGGAACCATAAGTATTAAATTACCAGTAGACGCAATGGCACAAATAGTGACCGTAACTAACGAAAAGGAGAGTGTAATTAATATGGGTGGCGACCAAGCAATCAATATTATTATTACACAACAAAATTAATGAGCCAAAAACAACAACAGCAAAGACTTAGATTTCAAGAAAAGAAAATTAAAGACCAAGCAGAAACAATTGCAGAACAACAAAAAAGAATAGAAGAGTGGATAAAACAACAACAAGACCCACGTCACAATCAAGAATGAAAATAACTGGAACTCATTTAGGGATTGCAGTAATTTTATTGTTCTTTGTAGGACAGTGCTTTGCTGGTGACGAACATAATCATGTGCACATAGACCAAGTTGCTGACGGTGATAATGCAAATGTTAACATTACGCAGATAGGATATGATAACCATATCGATTTTACTTTTGCACATGCTAACAACACTTTTACTCTATCCCAATCAGGGAATGGTAACTCAATCTCTTGGGTATCATACTGGGGTTCAGGAAGAACTTGGGGTGGTGATGTTGACGGTACTGGTAACACAGAAACAGTAACACAGATTGACGGTGCTACATACGGTAGACACATATGGGGTAACAATAACGAAGTTGACGTTTACCAAAATGGAACTCACGAATTCAATTTAGACATTCACGTTAATGGTGTAGAACACGAAAACTGGCAAGAAGGTTCAGGAAGTCATTACGCACACATATACTATTATCAAAATTCACATGATTCAATCACAGATATTGAACAAAAAGGAAGTGGTAGTCATCAAGCAAGAATAACACTACAAGGTTCAGAACATACTAATTTAAATCTATTACAACAAGGTTCGACTAATCAGTCATACAATATAACAAATACCTGCCATACAGTAGGTGGTTGCAGTATAAACGTTTCTCAGGGCAACTAAATAAAAAACCCTCTTATAATTACTCAAACATTGAGGTATAATAGTGTATATGAAACTAATAAATATCTTAGTATTTTGTGCGCTTCTTTTAGGAGCTACAAAAGTGGAAGGTTTAGAACTAGAGATGGACACTCATTGTCTTGCTCAAAACATATATTTTGAAGCAGGTAATCAACCTCTTGCAGGACAGATTGCAGTTGCTAACGTAGTTTTAAATCGTGTAGAACATGATAAATTTCCCGATTCAATTTGTGGAGTAGTTTATCAAACAAAAGAATGGCGAACCTCTTGGACAGGTAAGACCATTCCTAAATTAGGAATGTGTCAGTTCTCTTGGTTTTGTGATGGCAAATCAGACAAACCAAAAGACAGTAAAACTTGGGCGGAGAGTTTAAAACTTGCAGACGAAATACTGGACGGTCAGTATTTTGATTTGACAGAAGGTGCAATGTGGTATCATGCGTATTATATACAACCATATTGGAGTCAACATTTAAACGAGACAGTACAAATATCCGCACATATATTCTATAGGTAAAATCTATGTATAAATGGTGGACGGTTTTAATAACCATCGCTCTTCTAGCAGGTCTTCGTATATCAGACCCGTTTCTCATGGAGTCAATCCGACTCAACTATTTTGACTTTTTACAAACTCAAAAGGAACCTATACAGGTTGACGATATTGTATTAGTTGACATAGACGAAAAGACATTAGAAAAATACGGACAGTTCCCATTCCCTAGAGGCGTATGGGCAGACATGATAAATCAAACGTCCGAAACAAATCCTTCCGTCCTTACTGCTACATTTGCACAACCTGATAGATTCGGGGAAGACGAAGAACTTAGACAAGCATTAGGAAACAGACTTTCCCTTCTTTCTGCCTCACCAACTAATCAAAAAGATACTGGAAGTGCACCATATATTGGTATTGCAAAGTTAGGTAAAGGTGACCCTGCAAACTGGTTATACAGTTATGAGGGTATCTCTAGTCCCATACAACCCCTACAGGAGGCGGTTTACGGTGTAGGTACTGTAAGTGCTTCACCTTCTATAGACGGAACTGTACGTGCAGTTCCACTCGCTGTCATGGCGAATGGACAGATATATCCTTCTCTCGCACTAGAAACATTGAGAGTTATGAATGGTCAACAGTCCTACAATATAAAGATTACGCCTGAGGTTGGTGTAGAATGGGTTAGGATAGGTAGACTACCACCATTAACAGTACAACCTAATGCAGACTTTAATATTGCATTTTGGAATCAGTTTGAACGTGTCAGTGCAGTGGACAAAATCCCTGCAGATAAAATCCTTATATGGGGTTTGACTGCTTCAGGTCTGAGTAATCCAGTTTCAACCCCAATGGGTGCAATGTATCCCCATGAAGTACAAGCGAATTTAATTCAGACCGTCTTGACAGGATTCCAAATACAACGATTCTACTATCTTGAATTTCTTGAAATTTTTCTTGTTCTGTTTTCGTCTCTAGTAATACTGGCAATGGTCTACAGACTTCCCACAGTTCTTTCGGGGATAGGGAGTCTAAGTGTCGTTGGATTGCAGGCGTATACGGGGTATTACGTTTGGATTGAGAACTTGATTTTGCTCGATGTCTTTTACTCATCAGTTGCCTCATTGTTAGTTTTTGGTCACGCATCTTTCAACAAATACTTCACTACGTATCAATTGAAAGAACAAATAAAGAAACAGTTCCAAAAATATTTATCGCCTGACATGGTTGAAGAACTACAGAAAAATCCTGAACTATTGAAATTAGGTGGAGATAGAAAGGAACTTTCCTTCCTTTTTGCCGACATTGTTGGCTTCACTCCCATAAGCGAAAAGTATATGAAAGAAGATGACCCCGAAGGATTGGTTGAACTTATCAACAAATTCCTAGACGCAATGTCAAAAGTCGTTCTTGCACATGGCGGAACCATCGACAAATATATGGGCGATTGTTTGATGGCATTTTGGAATGCCCCTTTGGATTGTCCAAACCACGCTGAAATGGCGGTTAGAAGTGCTATGGAAATTGAACTGCTTACTGAACAAATGAACAAGGAACTCAAAGAACAGGGATATGATTTACCACCCGTTGTAATTGGCACAGGAATAAATACTGGCCCATGCATCGTAGGAAACATGGGAAGTGAGGCAAGATTCGATTATTCAGTTGTCGGTGATGCAGTTAATCTAGGTGCACGTCTTGAAGTTCAAACAAGAACATTTGATACACCTATTATCCTTTCACAATACACACTTGACCAATTGCCTGACGATATCAAAGTAAAAGAACTTGATAAAATAACTGTAAAAGGTAAAGAAGAACCTGTTACCATTTACGCACCATACTTTAAACGCACAATTAGAAAACTAAAGAAATGACATTCAAAGAAGTCCAAGACAAATTATATCAAAAAGAAATGACAGTAGAATATCAATCATTAACTTCAAACAAAATACACACCCTTGCCTGCACTGTAGAAAAAAAGTTTCAGACTATGGGAGATAAGATTGTAGTTATGGGCATACACGAACCTACATATCATGATATTGAAATAAATACAATTATTTCAATAAAACCCCTTGAAAAATTATAATTCAGCATTATATAATGTATAAATACTTTTGCAATGCCCATTAGGGGTTGCATAATATAAACTTGCTTAATAAAGGAGAAAACTATGACTATCTATGACGATGTCTTCGGGAAATCATTCCCATTCGCAATCGGGTTCGACAGAACTCTTCAACTATTAAATCGTGCAGAAAACATGCATGATTCAACAAACTACCCGCCATACAACATTATAAAAAATGACGATGAGGACTTTTCAGTTCAACTTGCAGTTGCTGGTTTTGACAAGACGGAAATCTCTGTTACTAAAGAGAAGAACCAACTTATCATTGAGGGTAAAAAGGAAGCAGACGAGGAAATAGAGTATGTCCATAAAGGACTTGCTACTCGTTCATTCAAAAGAAGTTTCACTTTAGCAGACGATATTGTAATTGATTCTGCTTGGTGTGATAACGGTATTTTGAGTGTTCAGTTGATTAGGGAAATACCCGAAGAAGACAAACCTCAAGAAATCAAAATTTCTTAAAAACCCACTATACAGACATACGCTTGTTTAGTATAATAGGTGTATGTCTGTAATTCTATCTAAAGAAGATTCTCTTTACGCCTCGCAAATCTATATAGATTTCTATAATGGGTTTGACCGTATTGACGATTATCTACGTAAAATCAAATTAGAACGTGTTGCTAATCTACCAACGTCATTGCCTGGCATGGGGCCAGAAGATGATATGTTTAGTGACTTCACAATGCACCCTCATGACATGGAATTTGAATGTAGAGTCTTATCAAATGACCTATATGATAACTACCTAGAAATCACCACGTCTCATGCTTTAGAGAAGTCAATTCCTGGCAAGACATTGAAGTGGGTTGTGTATGAAAAAAACACAAACAAGATTATGGGTTTTATTAGATTCGGTTCACCAACAATTAATTCTAAACCTAGAAATGTTATGTTAGGTAAACCTTTAGATACTATGTGTAAAGATACAATGAAGAGGTTCAATGATTCGGTTATTATGGGATTCACCATTGTCCCTACTCAACCATTTGGATATAATTATCTTGGTGGTAAGTTACTTGCAGCTATATGTTGTTCACACCATGCTAGAAGAACATTAAACAAAAAATACAATACAAAATTTTGTGGTTTTGAAACAACTTCTTTATACGGTTCGTCAAAGACTTCTTCACAGTATGACGGTATGAAACCTTTCTTAAGATTTAAAGGATTGACCGTATCAGATTTTGTGCCTTCTATTAATGACCAAAACTATAGAGACTTGAAGTATTGGTTTGAAACTAAAAATGACGGTAAACCATTAGTTCATGATGACGCTTCGTCAAGAAAAATGAAGACTATTCAGAAACAAATTTCTATGATAAAGAACTCACTAAATATACACGACAAAGAAAAGTTAAAAGAATTCAATCAAGCATTTGAAAATGCAAAAGGTCTAACGGAACAGAAGAGACAATACTTTTCAAATTATGGTTATGAGAATGTAGTGGATTATTTAAATCTAGAAACAGACGAATTAAAGAAAGCACCCAACTATGATAGATACGAGTTAGAAGGTGTAGTTGACTGGTGGAAAAAACTTGCTGGTAAAAGATATGACAAACTTAAATCCGAAAACAGACTCAGAACTGAACTAGAAACATGGAATGTTAATGCAGAAAACATTGACATTATCCGATAAGTTAAGCGGAGATAGTGTAATAGCAACACGCTGTGGTTCCACCACAGAGACGATAGTGCAATCCTATCTCTCCGCTCCAGTTTCAATATGAGTAGAAACATACCAACACAGGCAGTTGACCAATATGATTTCCTAGAACACAGAAGGAAACAAGAAGAAAAACATTGGAATAAAAAAAGTAATGAACTCAAACCTCTTGACTCGATTCTTACAGTTGAAATTAATACTACTGAGTTGTGCAACAGGACATGTGTCTTTTGTCCAAGACATGACCCAACAGTATTTCCCAACAGGAATCTCCATCTTACGATTAAAGGTGCTAGAACCATTGCAGAAGAATTAGGAGAAAATCAGTATTCAGGTAAAATATCATTCAGTGGGTTCGGAGAAAATTTATTGAATCCAAACTTTGTAGAGATAGTTAAAGAGTTTAGATTTAATTTACCAATGGCAACAATTGAATGTAATACAAATGGAGACAAACTTACAGAAAAGTATGTTGAAAGATTGTATAAAGCAGGACTAGATTTACTGTACATAAATTTGTATGACGGTATAGAACAAATGACACACTTTGAAAAAATGCTAAAGAATGTCAGAGAAGATATGTATAAATTTAGAATGCATTGGGGAGACTTTGAGAAACATGGATTGATTCTCAATAACCGTAGTGGGGTAATTGACTGGGTTGGGATAGAAGAAACAGACATTACTTCTTTGAAAGGCAAACCTTGTCATTACCCCTTCTACAAAATGTTTGTTGATTGGAACGGTGATGTTCTATTTTGTTCAAACGATTGGGGGAGAGAACATGTTGTAGGTAACTTGCTACAGTCAACATTACATGACGTTTGGTTCAGTAAACCTATGACAAAGATTCGTAAAAGATTAATGAAAGGTGATAGAAGTCAATCACCTTGTAATAAATGCAGTGTAGACGGTTCACTGTTCGGCAAACCGTCTTTTGATTTGGTAAAAGAATATTATGAAAGTAGCAATAACAGGAAGTAGTGGTCTAGCAAAGACAATTAAAGACACACTAGAAGCAACACCATTTAAAGGTGATACTATAGAAGTACATACACCACGTATGGAAGATATCACAATGAATGGTATGAACTGGTGGGGTTGGGCTAATGTTGACGTTTTGATTAATTTTGCACATGACGAATTTGAACAAACAAAGATACTTCAATACGCACATGATTCTTGGGTAGATAAAGGAAACAAATATATTATTAATTTTTCTTCAAGAGCTGCTCAACCAAACATATCAAAAGGTTATCTCTATTCAGCTGCTAAAGCGTCTCTCAATCATTTAGCAAATAACCTACAATACAACTCAGATAAAAAATACAAAATGACAACTTTAAATCTAGGTCTTCTTAATTCACCTATGCCTAGTATCTCACGTCAAGAAGTTGCTGGACTGGTTTATAAGTTGATTACAAGTTATCCTGAAATAGAAATAGCAGACATGACAATTCAAGCACACCATAATTATAAAGGTGTACAGGAAATGAAGTCATTTCAAAAAGGAGAATTGCATTGAGTAACAGACCACATTTAATTGGTGAAATGTATAGAGTAGTAGAGAATCCTAATCAAAGGGACGAAGAACACTATGCTATAGAAATTATAAAGGGTGAATTCAAAGACACCGTTTATCAATATGGAAAGGTGGAATTCGTAGAAGGAAAACCTGAACTAAATTTTCAGAGAACTATTAGAAGAGTTCCCGAAGGTATGGACTTGTCAGATTTAGAAAAAGACAATGACCTAAATAACCTCATGGGAGATATTCTAGTAGAACTCCTAGAAGAACAAGTCGCAAGAAGCGAGGAGAAAAAATGAACGTAGAAAGATGTAAAGAAGCGATTAAGAGGCACGAAGGTGAAGTGCTAGAAATTTATATTGACTCATTGGGATTTAAAACTCTCGGTGTTGGACATTTATGTCAACCCGAAGACCCTGAGTACGATTGGGAAGTTGGTACTGCAGTTTCGCAAGAAGTTGTAGACGCATACTATGACTCAGACTTTGATAAACATATGGACGAAACAGTTCATGTTATCGGAGAAGACGTTTGGTACGATTTGCCAGGCGACATTAGAGAAGTCTTGGTTAACATGTGTTTCAACTTAGGTGGAACTAGACTGGGTAAATTCAAGAATATGTTGAATGCAGTTGAAGACCATGATTGGGAAAGAATGGCTGTTGAAATGGAAGATAGTCGTTGGTTTAAACAAGTAGGACGCAGGAGTGTAGAACTACAAGAAACAGTTAGGAATGTATGATTGATTTTCACGACAAAGTATTAAATGCGATTGTGCAACAAGCAGACGCAATGATTTCAAAACACAAAATTAATGTTGAGGTATTAACAAAGAATGCAAGTGGTGTTGCAGAACACCCTGACTTAATGAAGACAGTGGAAGATGAGTTATCTCAAATAGCACACTGGAAGGATATTAAGGACGTTGCAATCAATAACTTTGATTTTCATTCTAAAAAGAATCTTGTAGAATAGAACAAACTGTAGTATAATTACAGTATGGATTTTTACACTAATGTAGCACGCACACGAGACAAGATATTAGTAACAGGTTATCAAGGCAATAAGAAGGTAAAACTTCAAGTTGCCTATCGACCTAATCACTACGTCAAATCTAAGAAAGGACAAACCGCTTATAGGTCTTTAGACGGACAACCACTTGAGGTTGTGAATCTAAATTCTATGGGTGGTGCACGTAAGTTCAGAGAACAATATGAACAAGTGGAAGGATTTGATATCCACGGTTATGACCGTTATGTCTACACTTATATTGCAGATAAGTTTCAAGGTACAATAGAACCTAATACCAAACTCATTCGTGTCGCCTCACTTGATATTGAGTGTGAGTGTGAAGAAGGGTTTCCTGACCCTATGGAAGCGAAAGAGAAAGTCAACGCAATCACAATCAAACCATTCGGTAAGAACTCAGTTACATTTGGAATCGGCCCATGGGACGCACCTGACAATGTTGACTATGTCGATTGTCAAGATGAAGCATTCTTACTAGAAGCATTTATAAAGTATTGGGACAAACAATCATTTGATATCATAACTGGTTGGAATGTAAACTCATTTGATATTACATATCTTTGTAATCGTATTGATAGATTATTTGGTGACGGGTATCACAAAAAACTTTCGCCTTGGAGAATGTCAGACGTAAGAGAATTCACTCAGTATGGATATCAAAAGAATCAAGTATACAATCTCTATGGTGTGAATGTTCTTGACTATCTTGAACTGTATAGAAAAAATACATTTATCAAACAAGAGAGTTACAAACTTGACCACATAGCACAAGTTGAACTGGGTAAAGGAAAACTAGATTATTCAGAGTACGGTTCTTTACACACATTATACAGAACTAATTATCCGTTGTTCTTAGAATACAATGTCCGTGACGTAGAACTGATTGAAGAACTGGAAGACAAACTTGGTTTCATTGAGTTGATTCAATCAATGGCGTATACTGCTAAGTGTAATTATGCAGACACATTTGGAATGGTGAAATATTGGGAAACCATTATTTACAACTTCCTCAAGGAACAAGGAATCCAAACACC